CCTGTGTTCAATTTCTCTCTCTGACCATTTTCCCGGTTGATCGTTTATGCAACGTTTATGCAGCGGCTACTTCTGTTGTATACCAACGGTTGTAGCGCGGCCGAAAGCCTTACGTAGCAACGGTTCTAGCGTCTCGGGGGAGGTGATTACTGTGGGTGAGATTGCGGGGATGGCGGCTGTTGTCGCTGGTGGTGATCGGCGGCGTTCGCTTGAGGTGATCCGCGATCGGGTGGCGGCCGAGCTGGCGTTGGCTGAGGGCCGGGATGTGGCAGTGTTGGCGAAGGAGTTGCGGGAGGTTATCCGCGAGCTTGATTCGTTGCCGGGTGTGGGGATGGAGACGCCGCTTGACCGGATTGCTGGTTCCGTCTCCGACGATCTCGCCAAGCGGCGTGCGGCTCGGGTCGCAGACGCCGCGGGTTCGTAGGTCGCCGCTGTACGGCAAGACGTACGGCCGTGATGTTGTGGAGTTCATGGCGCAGATCGGCCGGCCGCTTGATCCGTGGCAGGCCGACATTGTGTTGGATGCGTTCGGTGTGCAGGACGACGGGTTGTGGGCGTTGTTCGAGATGATGGTGTTGTTGAGCCGTCAGAACGGTAAGGGTGGTGTCACGGAGGCGATCGAGCTTGGTGGCCTTTTCTTGTTTCATGAACCACTGATTTTGCACTCCGCCCATCAGTTCAAGACGTCTACGGCGGCTTTCCGGCGGTTGATCGACATCATTGATGGGTCGGATTGGTTGACGAAACGGGTTCGGCAGGTCAGCCGTTCGAAGGGTGATGAGGGGATTTATCTGACCCGCCGCGCGGGTGGTGGCGCCTTACAGTTTGTGGCCCGCACGGTTAGTTCGGGTCGTGGCCTGACTGGTTCGAAGAACATTTTCGATGAGGCGTGGGCGTTGACCGTTGCCCAATATGCGGCGCAGACGCCGACGTTGGCGACGATCCCGAATCCGCAGATCATCTATACGACGACACCGCCGGATGATGATATTGGGCCGGTGCCTGAGGATGCGATGCTTCCGTCGGTGCGGGCTCGGGCGATGGCCGGTGATGAGCGGACCGCCATCTATGAGTGGTCTCCATCGCCGGAGTTTGATCGTACGGATCGGGATGTCTGGTATGACTGCAATCCTGCGATGGGTATCCGGATTTCGGAGTGGTTCCTGGCCAAGCAGTTGACGGCGTTCACCGCGGCGGGGAAGCCGCAAAAGTTTGACACCGAGCATCTGGGGGTGTGGCCCTTGGATGGGTCGGATCAGTGGGATGTCGTCGACAAGGACACGTGGGATGCGGCCGCCGATCTGTCGAGTGTGATCCCGGATGGTGCGGGTATCGCCCTGGCTGTTGACGCCGATACGGACCGGTCGATGGGCACGATCGGTGTGTGCGGTCTGCGTGAGGATGGCCGCCGGCATATCGAAGTGGTGGACCGGCATCGTGGTACGGGCTGGATCCTGGATCGCGTTGTTGAGTTGTGTGGCCGGCACAAGGTCCGCGCGGTGGTGATCCTGAAGACGTCGACGGCGGCATCACTCATATCTGGGCTGGTCAAAGCGGGTTTGCCGGTTTATTCGCCTTCGGAGACCGAATATGCGCAGGCGTGCGGTGGTTTCTTTGAGGCGTTAGTCGAATTGGACATGGTCCGCCACATGGATCAGGCGTCGATGACGATGGCGGTGGGTGGCGCCCGTAAGCGGGAGAATGTTGAGGGCGGCTGGCGTTGGTCGCGGGACTCGCCGGTTGATGCTGCACCGATCGTCTGCGCGACGCTGTCTTGGTGGGGGTTGGAGAACTTCAGTGCCCCGGAGCCTATGATCTTCATCTGACCTGACAGGCTGCATGTCTACTAACCCGATAGGTTTACAGGGTGTAATCTGCGCGCATGGGCATCCAGCGGATCGCGGCAGGCGCGTGCGCGGTCGCCGGTGTCGCCGTTCTCACCGATGTCGGCTGGGCTTTGCTGACCGCCGCGGCGTTGATGTTCATCGCACCCCCGGCGCCCGCACTTGTCCGGGTGTGGGATCAACTTCGTGTTGACGGCCGCCGGGCATGGCGGTGGCTGGCCGGGGGGGGCCGCCGCACCGTCGCGATCGCCAGCCTGCCCGGCGCAGTAGTGCTGCTGCCGGTGGGAGTCGGCCTGATCGCCGGGCTCGGCTGGGCGGTGTTCTCCGGCGCCGTCTCGTTGGGCGGGGTGAGCCTGCTCGCCGGCCAGAATGCGTAGGGCATCGTCGTGGGCTGGCTGACGGGGCCGACCGCATCCAAAGACATCACCACTATCAGTGACGGCCGACAAAACCATATGATGTTGGACCCGTTCGGTCCGCGTGGCCGTAACGAGGCCGGCATCATTTCCCAAGACGGCTCCTATGCGAACTACGCCAGCACGGGCTACGGCCGTAACGAGCTCGTGTACGCATGTATCGCATATCGGGCGGAGTCGTTTCCGCAGTCGGTGCTGCGCGTATATCCGGGCGGTTTGGGTGGCGCGTTGGATGATCATCGGCTTCGTAGGCTGTTCGAGAAACCGAACCCGATCACCGACGAGTTCGCGTTTTGGGAGCTGTCGGTCACCTACAAGGATTTGGCCGGCACCTCGTTTTGGCTGGTCGTCAACGGCCGCGACGGGCTACCTGGCCAGATTTGGCCGCTACGACCGGACCTCGTCGGTGTCCTGCCGTCGCCGAAGGATCCGGCAGATTATGTGTGGATCTACCGGCCGGACCCGCTGCGCCCGGAGATCATGGTGCCGGTGCCGAACGCCGGGTCGCCGCGGGCGGTCGGCCAACCCGCCTACATGATCGCGGTCCGGTATCCGAACCCGAACCCGAACGACCTCGGGTCACCGTATTTCGGGCAGCCGCCGCTACGCCCGGCGGCACGCGCCGCGTCACTCGACAATGCGGCCACCGATTTCGTGGATTCGCTGCTCCGCAACCATGCGATGCCGTCGGTGATCGTCGAAACCGAGTCGGAGATCACCCCGGAGATCCACAAACGGTTGAAGGCGTTTTGGCAGGACGCATTCTCCGGTCCGAACCGTGGCCTGCCCGCATTCTTCCAAAAGGGGATGAAGGTCCACGAACTCGGGATGACGTTGACTAACCTCGAGTTCCCCGATCTGCGGGACCAGTCGGAGACCCGGATCTGTGGCGCGTTCCGTGTCGAACCAATCCTCGTCGGAACCAAAATCGGGCTCACGCACAACGCCTACAAGGACTACCGCGAAGCCCGGCTGTCCTTTTGGGAAGAGGCGATGGTGTCCGAACAGCGCCGGTTCGTGGAGCCGATCCGGTCCTATCTGCTGCCGAAGTTCACCGGTATCGGCCGGAGCCGGATCCGTCTCGACTGGGACAACTCCGGTGTGATGGCGTTGAAAGAGGCCGAGCAGTCGAAATGGCAGCGGGCGACGTCGGCGCTCACGTCGGGTGGGATCACCCGCAACGACTTCCGGCAGATCGTCGGCCTGTCGTCGGTCGTCGGTGGCGACGTGTTCCTGACCCCATCCGGTGTCACCCCGCAGCTGATGGGTGAGGATCCGACGATCGCGGTCGGGACGGTGGCGGCGTCGATGGGGTTGATGGCCGCCGAGTACGGGGTCGAACTGTCAAACGATGAGCTGGACACGTTGCGGGCTAAAGCCGGCATGGAGGGTTGAGTTGTGGGCGACAAGGCGGAATGGTTACGCATCGGTGTCGGCGGGATCGTGCCCATCCATCTGGACAGCGTTGCCGAAAAGGACGACACCGGCCCAGGCACGGTCACCGGCTGGGCATCGGTATACAACGTCGTCGACCAGCAAGACGAGATCGTGATCCGAGGCGCATTCGCGAAGACGATCAAAGACTGGGCCGGATCTAACCGGGTCATCCCATTGACCAACGGCCACGACAACTCGCCCGCCGGGGTGATCGGCTCGGTCAAATCGCTGTCCGAAACCCCATACGGGCTGAAACTCGCCGGCAGCTACTCCAGCGCACCGAGTGCGCAGGACGTGCGAATGAAGGCGAAGGAAGGCCACGTCAACGGCTTGTCAATCTTCGGCGGAGTCATCAACAAGTCGTACGAGACACGCGACGGTCGCGACATTTCCATCCTCCACGAGGTTGGCCTGATGGCCGTCGGGCTTACACCGATGCCAGTGAACAGCAAGGCGCTGATCACCGCATCGAAGTCGCTCAAGGCCGATGATGAGGATTCACTGTCCGAGGTATGGATCTGCGACATGAAGTCGGCGCTAGCGATCACATCCAAGGCTGTCCGTAAGACCGCAGTCGACCTGCTGGTCAAATCCGCGTATCCGACGATCGTCGCAGCCACCGGCAGCAACGCGACCGGCGACACGACAGATGTGGTCGTCAAGGCGAACGCACTCGATGAAGCATCCGTCTATGCTCTAGGCATTATCGGCGAATCCGGGCCGGGCACTAGCTCACCCGGCGGCGAGCCGAGCGATTCACTCGCTGATCTGCTGGCACTCGAACAGGTTGCCACCACGTCTGAACTCGACGCTATGTTGCGCGATTTTGGACAATCAGCGAAGGGATAGCGCTCCATGTCTGGAGTCGCAGCGAAGGAAGCCACCACCAAGGCGATGCAGTGCATCCACCTTGCCCGCACAATCCGTGACCGGTACCCGGACGCCACCAAGATCCCCGGTGAAGATCTCGTCAAGATGCAGACGCTGCTGAAGGAGTCGAAGCGGCTGCGGGACATCGCCACCACCGAGGTCGCCCAGGATGAGATGGAAGCGTGGGGCGCCGCACCCGACCAGGTTCCGGCAGCGCTCCAGGCCGATGCGATGGTCAAGGCGACCCAGATGGACGGTGTCCAGTTCACGGAGGCACGCACCAAGCGGCAGGTTGAACTGTTCGCGAAGGCGATGCGTCAAGGCTGGAAAAACCAGAACTGGATCGAGTCCCTGGATGTGGCCGAGAAGGCATCGATCATCGAGGATGCGACCGGCGAGGTCATTGTCCCGCACGACATCGCCGGCCCCATCTTCAAGGTGCTGCCACACCTCGGAATCTTCCGCGGCGCCGGCCCCACCGTCCGCCCAACATCCGGTAACAAGGTGGATCTGCGCTCGTTGACCGGTGCCACCGCCGGCTGGGGCCAGCTCGAAGTCAACGCCGCGTCGACTGTTGACGCGAACGTTGTTCCGAACACGCCCGTCGATGTGGTGCAGGTGCATGACCTGACCGCCATGTCCCGTATCGGCGTCGACGAACTGATGGACACCGACACCAACCTAGTCGCGTTGATCACAGACATTGTCGGCCAGCAGATCGCGCAGATGGAAGACGACGCGTTCGCCGCAGGTAATGGTGTGTCGAAGCCGTGGGGGCTCGCGGCACGGGCGACCGCAGCGTCGAACCAGATCACGCAGGCGGTAACCGCCGCGGCGGCGCAGACACCGACCGGCGACAACCTGAAGTCGTTGCAGTATCGGGTGGGTACCCGGTTCCGTCCCAATGGCGCCTACTTCGCATCCGGTGACGCGGCC